CCTGCAGGAGATAGGGGTCATGAAGATGGTAAAGAGATTACACTTTCACACTTACGTGGTAGTGCAAGTATTGCTCATTTATCTGATGGTGTGATTGGATTAGAAAGAAACCAACAAGATACTGATGAAGTAAAAGCTAATACAACAACACTTAGAATATTAAAGAATAGATATACAGGTGATACAGGTATAGCTACACACCTACATTACAATAAAGAAACAGGTCGTATGAAAGAGATTGACAATCCTTACGAAGTAGACTATAATGCAGAAGATAATAAAGAGGAGGTACCTTTTTAATGAATTGTTGGCATTGTGGTACAGAACTAATATGGGGTGGTGACCATGACATTGACCATGAAGACGAAGATTATTGTATGGAAACAAATTTATCTTGTCCTAATTGTGGTTCTTTTCATGTAGTATACTTACCAAAAAATGAAACAGAAGAACCAGAAATGTGGGAACACTATTGTAATGAAGAAAAAAGTATGATGGCTACAGGTAAAGGTGAACCTTGTAACTGGTGTGGAAAGGAGGAAAAAGATTGTGAGAGTTGTTCTTGATATAGAAACAGACCAACTAGATGCTAGTGTGGTTAATTGTATTGTAGCTAAAAATGTGGATACAAATGTATATACAGTATTTGACCCAAGTAATATGCATGTATTTAAAAATTGGTCTAAAGATATTGATAAATATATAATGCATAATGGTTTATCTTTTGATGCTCCTGTGCTAAATAGATTATTAGGTGTAGAAATAAAACCTTCACAAGTAACAGATACGTTAATACTATCTCAAATGTTTAATCCACTACGAGAAGGTGGTCATAGTCTTGGAGCATGGGGAGATAGATTTAACTTTCCTAAAGGTAGTATAAATAGTTTTGCAACATATACACATGAGTTAAAAAAGTATTGTCAGCAAGATGTAGATATAACACACAAGTTATATGAACATTTAAAAAAAGAAGGTCAAGGTTTTTCTAAATCCTCTATTGATTTAGAGCATCAGGTAAGAGTTATTGTAGACCAACAAGAAAAGAATGGCTTTTATCTTGATGTTAGAAAAGCTATGTCTTTATATAATAATTTAAGAGATGAAGCTAATGAATTAGAGAAGTGGGGTCGTATACGTTTTGACCCAACAAGAAAAGATTTAAAAACAAAAATAAAATACATACCTTTTAACATAGGTTCTAGACAGCAAATAGCTGATAGACTTATGGAGATAGGTTGGAAACCTAAAAAGCATACAGATAAAGGTAATGTGATTGTTAATGAAGAGGTATTAGATGGTATTAATTTACCAGAAGCTAAAAAGATTTCTAGGTACTTGTTACTTCAGAAAAGAATAGCACAAATCAAGTCATGGATAGAAGCATGTGATGACAAAGATAATAGAGTACATGGTAAAGTTCTTACTCTAAAGACTGTAACAGGTCGTATGGCACATCATAGTCCTAACATGGCTCAGATACCTGCTGTTCGTTCTCCATATGGTAAAGAGTGTAGGGAGTGTTGGACTGTAGAGAATCCTTACACTCACTCCATAGTTGGAACAGATGCAAGTGGTTTAGAGTTACGTTGTTTAGCACACTTAATGAATGATACTAATTTTACTGAAGAAGTTCTGAATGGAGATATACATACAGCTAATATGAATATGGCAGGTCTTACAGATAGAGACCAAGCTAAGACATTTATATATGCTTTTATGTATGGTGCAGGTGCTAATAAAATAGGTAAGATAGTAGGTAAAGGTGCAAAAGAAGGACAACAATTAATTGACAGATTTTTATCTAACATGCCTGCTCTCAAAAGAGTTAGAGATGGTGTTACAAAAGCAGGTATGCGAGGTAAGATAAAAGGTATTGATGGTAGACTATTACATGTGCGTTCTCCACATGCTGCATTAAATACATTATTGCAAGGAGCAGGAGCAGTTGTATGTAAACTATGGCTAGTCAATATGAATAAACGTATTCAATCTACAGGAGTAGATGCTAAGTTAGTTGCATCTATACATGATGAATACCAATATGAAGTTGCTAAAAAGGATGTGCAAAAGTTTGGTAGTATTACCAAAGATGCTATGAAAGATACAGAGCAACAATTACAAATGAAGTGTCCACTAGATAATGAGTGGAAGGAGGGCACGACATGGGCACAAACACATTAGAGGAACAGTTACTATTATTTCCAGAAGATAAAAATATTGTTCTTAATTACAACACAAATACTCAAGAATGTAAAAATTGTAAAAAAGTTTTACCATTAACTGAGTTTAGAGTTAAAAATGTTTATAGTGATAATTTAGGTGTGTTATCTAAATACTGTATTAGTTGTACTAATAAGTTACACAAAGAACATCAATTAAGAAAAGTAAATATACCTTATCCTGATAAAGATTATAAATGTCCCATTTGTTTAAAGAATGAAGAAGAATTAAAGTCTAAACAAATAGTTGTAAATATGGATACTTATGAACCTGCAGAACACAAAAGAAAAAAGAATACTGTATGGAGATTAGACCATAATCATAACACAGGTGAGGTTAGAGGTTGGATATGTAACTCATGTAATGTATCTCTTGGTCAACTTAATGATGACGTAGATACTTTGAAAAGAGCAACAAATTATTTGGAGGTAAATAATGGAAGTAGTAAAAGAATTTGTGGGCAGAAATGACCATAAAGATTATATTAAACGTGGTACTGCAGTAGAAAATTTGTTTGTTGATGAAGCAATAAGGAGAGGTTACAGAATAAAAGTTGCTTCAGCACAACAAAATATGTATGACCATATTGATTTAATTTTAACAAAGGAAGGTGAAACATTTACAGTAGATATAAAAGCTAGAAGAACAGGAACAGATAAGTCAAAAGGATTTGATGACTTATGGACTGTAGTGGAGTTCAAAAATACTATGGGAGATGCAGGTTGGCTTTATAGCAAATCTGATTATATTGTTTTTGAACGTGAAAAAGATTTTGTATTTGCAGATACTAAAGAACTTATAAACATGTGTGAAGATATTGTTGATATAACAGACAGAGTTTCAAGTTTTAGAGATGCAAACTATAAAGTTTGGGGAAGAAGTTATCAAGGTAAAAAAGATTTAATTTCTAGAATAGAGATGTATAAAATAATTAATTTAAAAAATACATTTATTTGGAAAAAAAGTATTGACTTTGATAATACTTCTATGATATAATTTAATTTTAACAAAAAATATAGAAAGGATACACATATGAGTGTACTAAAAGGAAAAGCTTATTGGGCAAGCATTACAAGCCCAAATACTACGTTTGATTCTGATGGAGTTTGGACTATTGATGTTGGTAATCTTGACGAGAAGAATAAAAAGATTGCTCAAGCTGATGGTCTAAATGTTAAGAATAAGAGTGATGACAGAGGAGACTTTGTTACTATCAAAAGAAAGGTTAGAAGAAAAGATGGTAACATGAACAAAGCTCCAGAGATTGTTGATGCTCAAAAGAGAACCATGATGGGTACTCTTATTGGTAATGGTTCAGATGTAAATGTATTATACTCTAAATACGATTGGGAGTATGCAGGTAAATCTGGTGTGTCTGCTGACTTAAGAGCAGTACAAGTTACCAACTTGATACCTTACAATGTAGATGCAGATGCAGATAATGCATTTGATGTTGTGCCTGATGGTTTTGTGTCTAATGACGAAACAGATGCAAGGTTTGCTTCTTAACTAAGAAAGGACATGGGGAGTTGTAAAAGGCTCCCCATTTTATTTACTATGAAAACAATAGACACATTAGTTGAGGATATATATAACTTATTTGAACCTAGTATCAAGAATAATATAAAAGAAAAAGATTTAGATAAATACTTAAAACAATTTTCTAAAAGTGTAACTAACAATATTAAAACTGTTTTAAATGAACAACCTAAAAAGAAAAGAAAGTTATCTCTATCTTCTATAGGTAAACCTACTAGACAGTTATGGTATGATAGACATTCTAATTCAGAAGCAAGACCTATTAGTCCATCTACTAGAATTAAATTTTTATATGGGCATATATTAGAAGACTTGCTTATATTATTATCTAGAGTTGCAGGTCATACAGTTACAGAAGAACAAAAACAATTAGATGTAGAAGGTATAAAAGGACATCAAGATTGTAAAATAGATGGTGAATTAGTTGATTGTAAGAGTGCTAGTGGTTATAGTTTTAGGAAATTTGCTAATAATAATTTAGCATCTGATGACCCCTTTGGTTATATAGCACAAATATCTGCATACTCTGAAGGTAATAATGTAGATGAAGCATATTTTTTAGCAATAGATAAACAAAGTGGTAGTCTTGCGTTGACTAGAGTACATAGTTTGGAGATGATAAATGCAAAAGAAAGAGTACAGTATCTTAAAAAGACCTTGGAAAGTAAAACAGTTCCTGATAGATGTTATAGTGATATTCCTGAAGGTAGTTCTGGGAATAGGAAGCTTGCTATTGGTTGTGTTTTTTGTCCTCATAAAAGAGAGTGTTGGTCTGATGCTAATAATGGTCAAGGACTTCGTGCTTTTAAGTATGAAAAAGGTACAACATATCTTTCACATGTTGCAAAAGAACCTAGAGTTCAAGAAATAATTAATTGGTAAAGGAAAAAATATGGCAATAAAAACACATATATTAGAAGCAGTTCATTCTCACTATACAGCAGAAAGAGATAAAGCTTTGGCGAATATTAAAATACATATTAATAATCCTGTAGGTGTTGGTGAACATCCTAAGATTATAGAAGATGTAATTGAATTAGTGCATAAAGCATCTGAAGCACAAGATGCAATAGAGATGTTATCAACTATCGTAAATAATGAAAAAGACAATTGATATATTTTTAGATATAGAGTATAACAAAAAAGAATTACCAGAACGAGGTTTATTTTTATCAGTTATATTACAAGCTTTATTAGATGCAACTAATAAGAAAAGTAAAGTACATAGAGATAGAGCTATAGCATGGTTTTTTTGTAGTGTTGGTGTTACGTGTGATAACTTTGAGCAAGTTTGTGACCATGCAGGATTAAGTCCTACATACACAAGAAGTTTTGCATACAAAGTTATTCACTCACCAGATTTAAAATATGTTAGACAAAGAATAAAAAAGATGCTATAATATGACTTTTGATTTATTAACATGTTTTATTGTAGGAATATTATTGGGTATGTTTATTGTTTTAATGGCATACTTTTTAACTAAATTATAGGAGAGGTTATGGGATTAATGGATAAAGCTATTGCAGACACAGTAAAAAGTGTAAAAGGTTTTAAGAAAACAAATATAGAAAAAGAAGCTAGGATTGCTACAGATAGACAGGTAGGTGGTGACCATTATAAAACATGTAAGATACAACCTGTTGATTATATTGTAGAAAACAACCTTACCTTTCTTGAAGGTAATGTAGTAAAATATATTACAAGACATAGAAGAAAAGGTGAAGGTGCAAGAGACATTGAGAAAGTAATACATTATTGTGAATTAATATTGGAGAAAGATTATGGCAGGGAATAACTATTTACCAACAGAATATCAGA